CATTTTAATCCATATAATAAAAATCATAGCGGTCCTAATATTAGAGATAAAAATGGTAATTTAATGGAACGTCATGTAGGTGATTTAGGTAATATCAAAACTGATCTTAACGGAAATGTAAATTATATTATTTCAGATGATCATATCAAACTTAGAGGCGATGCAAATATTATTGGTCGTGGATTAGTTATTCATAAAGATCCTGATGATTTTGGTCTAGGTGGTCATCCAGATAGTTTGAAAACTGGACATTCTGGAGATCGTATAGCATGTTCTGTTATAGGTTATGCTAAACAAAATTTTGAATAATCATACCTAACTTTATTGAGACTCTACTCTCCCTCCCATTTCCATTAAAATGTATATCTATTTTTTCCACTTTTTAAAAATATATAAGAATAAAAATTTATAGTATAAATATATGGATACAAAAATGGATTCAACTATTGAATTTCAATGTAACATTTGTAATAAATATTATTCTAGTTATAAAAGCTTATGGAACCACAACAAGAAATTTCATAATATCAATAGTAAGTCTTCGGTAAGTCAAAGTAAGTCAACAGTAAGTCAAAGTAAGTCAGTAGTAAGTCTAAATATACTCAATGATAAAATATATAAATGTAAATATTGTAATTGTGAATATAAACATAAACAATCTAGATGGAAACATGAACAAAAATGTAATATAACTAATTTAGAATTAAACAAAATTCAAGAAGAAAATAAACAAAAAGAATTATTATTACAATTAGCAAAAGAAGAAAAAGAAATCTTAAAATTAAAGCTCAAATTACAAAAATCTACTAAAGTTGATAACATAACACTTAAAAAATTAAATAAACTTTTAATGGAAAGAAATAATTTTATAAAAAATTCAACTATAAATTCAAATAATAATAATAAAATACAGAATAATATTGTAAATAATTTTCAACTAATTGGATTTGGAAAAGAAGAAATAATAGAAACTTTAAGTAATACTGATAAAAAAAAAATTATGAATGCAAAATATTGTTCATTAGAAAAATTAATTGAAATAGTTCATTGTGGAACATATAATCAGTTTAAAAATATTATTATTACAAATATGAAAGATAATTTTATGTATAAATATGATGATACAAAAGGTCAATTTTTATTATCAACTAAAAATGAAGTACTTAATTCACTTATAAATTATAGATTAGAAGATTTAGAAGTTATTTATAATGATTTATTAGAGAAAAATAAATTGGATGATAAAACAAAAGATATAATTGAAAATTTTATAAATAAAATAAATTATAGTGATTCTAAATTTACTGATTGTGATGGAAAGGAACATGAAAATTATAAACAATATAAAATTAATGAAATAAAGATTTTATTATTTAATAATCAAGATAAAATCACTAATGATATATCTTTATTATTAATAGCTAATGAAGTAACATCTGAAACTAAATTCCTTGATTAGAAATTGGAAAAACTTCCGGATTATTCCAAATATAACTAGTTTTTGGTATATTATAAGGATTTCCTCTGATATCATAAATCATATTTCGTCTAGTATCAACTGGTGTATTCCACCAAGGTAAATTTGTATAACCATTTAATATTGGAATGTTATTATTAGGAAATAAATAAGAATAGTTACCATTTAATATTGGTATATCTCTAACAAAATGTTCATTTGTATTAAAAAGCGAAATTACTAAAATAATAATTAATATTAAAAGTATTTCCATATTAAAATAATATTGATTTTATTTTTTAAATTTAATTATCTAAAATATAATCAAGTAATAATCTAAAAACATATATTTTTCATATATATTTCCCTATTCTTTCTCCATAAGAAAATCCATTATTAATATTTTTAATAATTGAAACTCCATTTATTGGTTTTTTATTTTTTGTTTCTTCTGTCATTGTTTCGAAAATACATCCAAATAAACAACCACAAAACCAGGCGATATTATCTAATAATATATTACTACTATCTGTTTCTTTTTTACTATTAGTCAAGCTTCCCTATTATAATATAGAAAATAAATATTATTCAATGCGAAAAAATTTATTTAAACTTTTAAAGTAATATTTATAATAGATAACATTATAATTTAATTATCTGAATCATCAAGAGATAAATCAACTATTTCATTAACATTAAGGATATCTTTCAAACTATAAGATCTAATTATATTATTATGGCTAGCATAAAATTGGTTTTCATCAAAATCTAGAACATAACAGTATTCAATAAAAAGATCATTTTTAAGTGTTCCATTTACTAAAACAGCATAACCAGATTTTAAAACTTTTTTAAATGATCCTTGACATTTTCTTAGTAAATTATAATAATTATAAGGAGTTCGAAAACCAACTGTATCATCATAATACTCTATACATTTTTCAACATCTTCCTCAGTTGGTTCATCTTCTTCTGTAACAAATTTAAGTTTTAAAAATAGTGATAACCATTCATCGAATTGATCGTTATTAATCATTTCTTTAATTTCTTCTAATAGATCTTTACCCAATCCATCAAAATATGAATCAAAATGATTATAAATCATATAATACTTTTTTTTATATCTAAATCCAAAATGTCCTCGTGTTCCCATTAAATAATATAATAATTGGGAATTATTATATTTATCAATTTTTTTAGTTATAAGAAATAATATATGGAATAGGATTTTTAATAACCTCTGGTTCTCCTTCCATATGTTCTAATGTAACTTGACTTAAATCAGCTTTTAATATTTCTATTTCTTTAATAAATTGTGTTTTTAAATTTATAATCTTAACAATAAATTCATCAACATTTATAAATTTATTCCAAACATCAGATGGTTCTTCTATTTCGTAACCAATAATACATTGTCCTTTATCTGTAGGACAAATTCTAATCTTTGTAGAAACTCGTAAATATTCATTTAGTTCTTCTATTATATAAGGATCATAATAATTTCCTAAATATTTATATTTAACTTTGATATCATTTATTATAGTGTTAATGTTTAAACCTAGTATACGAATTGCTTCACAATAAGTTAAAGGAAGTCCGAGATATACCGTCATTATATAAATAATAAAAACTTTGGTTTATATAATATTTTTGTTTATTTAATTTTATTAGTTGTTTTCCAGTTATTTGTTTCAATTATTTTTTGTTCTGGTAAATTTAGTTTATATTCATCATTTAAATAATTTACAAAATTATCTAATTCGTTTTGTAAATCATATGATTTTATTACTGTTTTATATGAAACTTTTTTATCATTTATTTTTTTTGTAAATTGAATGTAATCTTTACTAGTTACATTACATATGCTAAAACTTGATGGCAATACAGGTTTATTATTTTCTTTTAATGGAATTTTATCAATAAAATCATATGGATTTTTTACTGTATATTTTTCAATATTTAAATTAGTAAATTCTTTATTTACTTCATTAATTAACCTATCCAATTCAGTTTGAATACACATACACTGCATTACATGTTTTTTATTATATCTTATTGTATTTATTTTTTTACTAAATGACAAATACCATTTTTCTTTTTCTAAATACAATGAAAAGTTATCTGGTAAATCTGGTTTAATAGTATATTTTTGTTTAAGTGGTTGTGTAGATAGTTGATCATTATTTGTTTTTTGTACAATATTTTTAGTTGGTTCAATTAAATTTTTTTTTTTATTTCTATAACTTTTCATATATTCGTTATGTTGTTTTTTATATTCTTCTTCACCTAATTTATCTTTCAATTTTTGTAAACATTTTTTTGTTCTTTCTAGTGAACTATTCTTTAATAGTACGTGAATTTTATTAGAATTTAATAAATGATTGTATCTTTGAATACCCCATCTATTTAACCATTCATTAAAAATTTCATTAATAGATTTTAATTTATATTCTTTAATTTTGTTAATTTTATTACATAAATAATCTTTTGAATCGGGATATACAAATCCAAAATAAATACCTTTAGGATTAGATATCATAAATTCATCTTTAGGTAATTCTAATTTTTGTAAAACACGACTTATTGTATATAATTTTTTATTTACTGTAATATTATAATAATCTTTCAAATATTTATTACATTCTTGAACAAATTCTTTTGGATATTTATATACTGAATTTCCTTTAGTATATCCAATAAGTTTAATTTCTTTTAATCGATCATATTGTATTGATTTACCATATAAACTTGTTGTTGTAATACCTAATAATGGTTGATTATATTTTTGTTTAAAAATATTTTGAATTTCTTCTGAAAAAACTAATTTAGTTAATAATTTACCACCAGTAAAATTAAAACCAAATGGTTGTAATGGAACACATGTTGACATATTGATTATATTATTAAGTTTATGTTCATCTATCTTTTGTGTTTTAGTCCATCCAATAAAATCATCTCTATCACTTAAATTTAAATAGTCTGATGTTAATGATATAATACCAAGATATTTATTTGTTATTTCATCTCCAACTATTATATAAATTTGTCTTCCAGCAAGATGAGAAGTTTCTGTTAATTTTAAAGATGATATATTAGTTTTATAATAATTCCATATATCAATTAATTCATCGTTATTAGCTATAATTAATTTAATTTTTATTTTAATAAGATCATCAATACTACCATTCCAAATTTTATTTTCATAATATTCTTTAGAATGATTAAATGTTTTCTTTTTTTGTTTAATAACATTTTGTAATTTATAAAATGTGTCAATTAATTTTTTTTCAATTTTAAGTTTATTTTGTTCTGTTTTCTGATTATTAACAATTTGAAGACATTTATTTAAAAATTCATCTTTACTATAATCTAGTTTCATTTGATTACACATACCACAACATGAAACACAATTTGAATTATTATATCCTTTATTTGAATTAACTCTATCAATACCACCAGCACCATATGTTTTATAATATGTAATATCTGATACACCACAATAATTACATGGTTTACTTATAGTTTCAATAAAAAACTCTTTTGATATTTCAAAGTTAATATTTCTTTTCCCTGCTGATTTTTTATACTCGCTATATCTACCAAATTTTGTATTTATTAGGATGTCTTTATATAATTTCCCATTATAGATTTTATTATATGTTATTATATGTTCACACAATTGAATAAATTTATATTGTTTGGTATCGTTTTTCATATGATTACATTGTTTACAACATGATACACAGTTATCACTTTCATAGCATTTTTTTGAATCAACTCTATCTATTCCGTTTATTTCATTAAAATCATTACAGTAATAACAGTTACTATTAAATAATTCAAAACATTTATCATCATTAATTCTAAATTCAATATTTCTTTTTTTTGCACATGATTTATATTCATATAATTTAGCAAAAAATATATCTCTTGAGTTTCTATTTTTATTAGAATTATAAGAAGATAAATAACAATTATTACATTTATTATTTTTAAGTTCTAAAACTATTTTATTACATTTTATACACATTAATTTTTCATTTACATTATTATTTATTAACGCTATTTCTTTTTTCTTATCTCTTAAATTTTTGTCTTTTTCTCTTTCTTTTAATCTACAGTCTAAACATCTTTCATAATCGTTATCTAATATTGTCCAGCAACCACGTATCCAATTTTTACAGACTTTCTTTTCAGAAGTTGTTATTTCTATCATTTTTTTATAAGATTGATGTAATTTATAAATTACTCTCTAAATGTCAATTTTTTTGTAATTAACTTTTTAAAATATTTTAATAAACTATAATTAATTTATTAAAATATATATTTTATGATGTTATACATAAAAATATATGTATAAAAAAATAATGTAAATATTTAATTGGAATAAGCTGCACCCGCCATACCTGACATAACTCTTAATACGTTGTAATTAACGGCATAGATGTTGAGTAAAGAGTTGCTGTTGCTTCCGATGTAATCAGTAGTATAGTTGTTGTCACCAGCTTGGTTATCAAGGCCAAGTTTAACTTGAAGAGTAGCGTTATCAATTCTGGAAAAGTTGCAAGTTCCAGAAGGTTGATGGTCTTCAGGTTTAAGGGCGAATGAGTAAACATTGATACCATCGGCAGGGGTGTTAGAGAAGTGTTGGTAAGGTTGGACATAGTTGAAGTAGTATCCATCTCTTTCTTGGAATCTATCAGATCCGTTAAGTTGAAGTTTAGCAGCAGAAACAGGGTTGTTAGTTCCATCAATGTAGTTGCCGTAGTTGAATTGATCTTGAACATCAACACCATGGGCTTTTAAGAAAGCACTATTGGCATAGAAAGTTGAAGCTAAAGTATCAACATCCATAGACATATCAGCCATAGTAAAGTTATTTGATAAAATAACGACATTATCAACTGATGCAAAAATATTACCCTCAGAAGTATTATCTGCTAAGTTAAATACAACTTGTGCTGTTACGTAAGAATTGATGTCTCCTTTATTTTCATCCCCTGCATCTTCATTAGCTCCAGGGGATGTGACTTCTGATTGAGAAGCATCTTCCTCAGGAATAATCCATTTTCCTTCTTCAAGAGCAATACCTTCTCTGGTAGCTAACCACATAAGTTTGGCAAATCTTTCAAGAACTTCAGCTTCATGCCAGTTAGAATCATATGCAGCAAAAGTAGTTCTGTTAGCATATTTTTCAAGGTGAGGGGCCCATACAAGGAATTTACATGGGTGGTTGAAGTTAAGTCTGTATTTATTGTTGGTAGAACTTAAAGTTTCAGAACCAGTGAATTGTAATTGTTCGATTAAATATTCATGTGAAGCTTGAGCGAATCTTTTTCTTTCTTCGGAATCAAGGTAAACATAGTCAATAACAAGTGAAGCATCAGTCATACCAACAGAAGGTTCAGAAGCCCATTTAGTGACTTTGTTAACACATTGAATAGCAGGTCTGAAATCAATGGTAACTCTGACATCATGGTATTGTAAAGCAATTAAAGGAAGAGCTAAACCATTGTTTCTGTTAAACCAAAATTGAAGAGGAACATATAAGGTATATGAAGGTTTATCAGTTGAGTTGATAGTAGTAAGTTCAGGAACATCACCAACCATTCTAGCAAAACCTCTTTCTTGGCCAACTTTGTGAGAAAGTTCCCACCAGATGTTAAGCCAATCACCGTATTGTTCATCGATTTTAGAACCACCAATTTCGATTTTATAGTGTTGAAGAATAGCAAGACCAACACGTCTAACATATCCCCATTGTCCGTTATCAACACCAGCTACAGCTCTTAAGTTAATTAACGCATACATGTTGGTAATTAAATCACCATTTCTGTTGATGGTGCAAGTAACGGTTCTGCCAAAATCAGCAGTTCCGGTAAAGGTTTGTGGAATAGGTTCCACTGAAAAGTTAGTGTGTCTTCTATAGATTACTTTGAAAAAAGTAATTTGTGGACTACCAGTAAGGTAGACATCTTGTGCACCATAGGCGACTAATTGCATCAGTCCTCCACCCATTATATATATATTAAGATAGAAAAAATAAAAATATTTATTTAATAAATATTTTTTAGAAAACTTAATATTTTTAAATTATTAAAAATAAATATTTTTATATATTTTAAAAATCTTGGTATTTATTTAAATTTTTAAACATAAATTTTTATATATTTTTTAGAAAACTTGAAATTTTTATACATTTTAAATAAATTTTAAACAAATATTTTTATAGAAATAGATCATAATATAATTGAATAATTTCATCTATTTTATAAATTCTGTAAAATATTTGTTTTAATCTGTATATAATAAATGGCTAATTATTGTAATACTGCATTCATATAACATATTATTAAACATAAATATTTAATGTTTAATTTTTTAATTTATTCGTTCAAAAATATTAAAAATAATTATACTTATTTAAAGATTATGATGATATATATTGTATAAATAATGTCAACTAAAAGTAAAGGAGACATAAAGAAACAAAGCGAGATTGTTCAACAAATAAAAGAATCTCAGACATTAGATAAAAAACATAAAGAAATGGTTAATATATTTAATTTAAAAAAGACTAAAGAAGAAAAAATTTCAAATGAAATTTTTAATATTGATAAGGAAATAGAAGAAATATCAATATTAGATCATAATGAATATATTAAAAAAAAAAATGAATTAATTGAAAAAAAAAATAATTTACAACAAGAAAAAGATAATTTTTTTGATAATTATGATGAAATGGATTATTATGATAGAACTGGTGATTTAATAATACAATATTATGAAATTAGAGATAATACTAATGAAGTTAAAAAGGCAAAAAATATTTTAGAATTTTTAGGAAATAAAAAACAAGAAATACCTATAGATGCAAAAGAAAATAATAGAGCTGAGTTATTTAATAAATATTGGCAACGTATTGAAGGAATTAGAATTAATATAGATGATGGATCTAAACGAATCAAATACTGTAAAGAATGTAATTTTGAAAAAATATTTGATTATAGTGTATCTGCATATATTTGTCAAGTATGTGGTATTGTTGAAGATATTATATTAGATGAAGATCGTCAAATAAAAGATTATTCGCCATATAGAAGAATTAATCATTTTAGAGAATGGTTAAATCAGTTTCAAGCAAAACAATCACCTGATATACCTGAAATTGTATTTAAAGATATTATTGATGAATTAAACAAAAATAGAATTACGGATTTAACAACACTAAATAGGAAAAAAATGAAACAAATTTTAAAAAAATTAGATTATAATTCATATTATGAACACGTACATTATATAATTAATAAATTAAGTAATTTACCTCCTCCAAAAATTACAAGAGATATGGAAAGAATATTTATAAAAATGTTTAACAAAATTGAAAGTATATGGCAAATATATAAACCTCCAGCAAGAAAGAATTTCCTTTCATATCCTTATGTATTATACAAATTTTCTGAGTTATTAGAGTTAGATCATTTATTACCATGTTTCCAACTTCATAAAGATCATGATAAGTTAATGGAAGACGATGAAATATGGAGTAAAATATGCCAAGCTTTAAGTTGGGAGTTTATTTCGTCATTTAAATAAATTATAATTAAATTTCTAATTTATTTATATGAATCATTTACTTTATAATATTTCTATTATTATGTTATTAATTGGAATTCTTATGTTAACATATTACTTAACTAAAGCTTATAATAATCAATCAAATATAAATAATACTGACATAAATGACTACACATACAATGAAAAAATACCTTCTTTAGATGATGTATATAATATGAGACCATCTAAAACTTTTAAAGTTATGTTTAATGAACCATCAATATGGCAAGGATATGAAACAATTGATAATAAAAATAAACCTTTGGGTTCTAAATCTTAATCTTGAAATTATTTAAACAGATATAATATATATTTATTATATGTCTAAACAAAATAATATATCTAAACAAGATTATCTAACAGAAGATCCAGTAATTCCATCTTTGAAATTTTATTGTGTATCATTTTTTAATAAGTTTAATGTAAAACAATCAATAGAAAATAATAATGATAGTAAAGAAGAAATTTTAAAAGATACTTCAAAAGAATCTTATTCTACTGAAGAAAATATTTTAGGTTTTAAAATAAGAGGAGGGTTTTCAAATCTTGAAGATGCAAGAGCTCATGCAAAAAGATTATCTGAAATAGATCCTTATCACCATATTTATGTAACAGAAGGAGGTAAATGGTGTGCTTTTATTATGAAAGAATCTGATACAAATGAGTATGTTGAACAGACTGAATATGCTAATGATCAATTAAATGATATGATGAAAAAATACAATGAAAATCAAGATAAAGCAAAAGTTTATCACGAGTTTAGAAAAAATCAAATGGTTGTTAAAAACATTGATGAAAATCTTAAGAACAGAGAAGAATTATTAGAACAAACAAAACAAGAGTTAGATAATTGTAAAGATAAAAAAGAAAGACAAACAATAAAAGATAAGTTAGCTAATATTGATGATCAAATTAGTAAAATGGTAGAAAGAAAGAAAGAATTACAAGAAAAAGAAAGTGAATTATCAAAAACTTTAGGTATGGGTAAATTAGATCCAATTATGTAAAATTGATCATATTATCTAAAAAAAGATCATATTATCTAAAAAAAAGATCATATTATCTAAAAAATATAAGAATTATTTAGTATAATTATTATATTTTTATTTATTTAACTTTTTCAATTGATATTATAAATGTTAAATTTTATTTAACTTTTTCAATTGATATTATAAATGTTAAATTTTATTTAACTTTTTCAATTATTAATTTTAAAGAGTTCTTTTTTTTTGCTAATGATGGATCAAACATAGGTAATCTTTTATTCCATTCTTTATCATATGATTCTTTATGATACTTAATAAATTTATTACAACCAAGTTTAAATTCTGGAACTTCTTTAGCTTTATACCAAAAAACTTTATCTGTTATATTCTTACTATGGATTCTATTATTAATAACCATTATTCCATAATTTTCTGTTATATCATTAAATACTTGTTGGAATATATCAAAACTAGGAAACATACCAGCATAGTGTTCATATAATCTTTTACGGTTACTAATAAAATCTTCTGCTAACAGAAAGATATAATCAAAATTACTTCTTAGTTCTGGTGGAATACCTAATGAAAACTGCATAGTTAAAATGAAAGATAAATGATGATGTCTTCCATTAAAAAATAATTCAAGAATATTTGGATCTTTTAACCACGAACCTTTTGAACTCATACAATCATCCATAATTAATATAATTCTATCATCTTTTTCTTTTTTACCTTCTTTTACTCTATTTGCATTATCAATATTCATTTTTGCTTGTCTTTCATATATCTTTGTTAAAATTTCTGGTTCATAATCACTAAATATAAATGAGTCTGGTATAAAATCACTATAAAATTTATTTAATTTTTCGGTTTTACTTATGGCAATAGCTGACGGTATATGTCGTTTATGATATAATAACTCTTTTGTTAAATATGATTTCCCTGATGCTCGCTTGGCAATCATAGCACAGGTACAATGATCAACCATTTCAGAAATATTAAACTTTTTAATTTGTAATCTAGAAGCACCAAAACGAACGTCTTTAGTAGTCATTAATATTAAATAGAATTTATAATTACTATTATCATAAAAACTAAACATTTTTAAAAATCAGGTGGACCAATAAAAATATCATTAAATCCATTATTATAACTATTTACTTTTCCTAAATTTACTATATTGTTAATTTTGGGAGTGTCTTCAAATATGAATAAAGCTTCAAAGTTATCATAAATTTTACAATTTAAATCTTTAACAATTAAAATAATTAAAGATACAAACAAAGGTAATTTAACCATGTCATATAATGATTCCCTTTTCGGTTTATTGAATTTTTTATCATCGTTATTTTGTAACCACATAACAATGATAAAAATTAATAAAAAAATTATTAAATCTTTAATTTCCATTAAAATATTAAAGAAATAATATTTTCTGATATATAATATATAAATGAATAAACAAGTTTCTGATAAAAAAAAAAATTTAATTAAATATTTATTAATTGGTTTTATTGTAGCGTTAGCTTCAAGATATGTTCCTCAAAATACAATTAAAAATGAAGAAGTTATAATGATTGGAGCTATAGCATCTATTACATTTGGTATGTTGGATATGTATTCACCATCAATAAAAGTTAATATTAATTAATATTTGTTAAATAATTTTGGAAGAACTTTAACTTATTTTGGTTTGTAAATTGATTAGAAGGAATCTTTACATCTTCTTCAACTACACTATTTGAAAATACTTCATGAAATTTCTCTTCTTTATTCGGTAAATTAATACTAGTTTCGCTGTCTTCAAAATCATTTTCTAGTACTTTTTTAATATCTGATTCGATATTATTATTCTTTATTTTATTTTCGTTTAAATCTTCTAAGTTTTCAGATGATGTATCATTATCTGAAAAATTTAAATTTTTATGATTAATTATACTTAAAATTTTAGATCCAACCGTATTATTTTCAGTTAATTTAGGTTTTTCAATATTTTCTGTATTATTTGGAATGAAAACTTCACTTGTTTTTGTATTTTTATATAACTCAATATCATCAATTTTATTATTCGGATCACTTATCACATTATTTTTTAATTCTAATTTATTATCCTTTATGTTTACATTATCATCCTTAAGTTCTAATGTATTCTTTGTACCATAATTAATATCATTATATAAATCTTTTTTTATCATTTTACTTAAATTGTTTTTATCTACTTCACTAATAGTTTCATCAAAATTATTATTTTGTTCATATGGTTCAACATCTTCTCCTAAATAAATATGTAAAATATGTTTAACGGGTAGTAGTTTTCTAATTGCTTCTTTTATACAATCTTTTATTAATATAATAGTATCCCTTTGATTTCTTTTTAATTCAATTGGTTGATATAAATGATAAAATAAATAAGGATTGTTCCATAGTTCTCTTGCACATTCAATATAAACTTTATGAATAAAATCTTCTATTTTAATATTTTGATATAAAGATGAATCAACTTTTACTTGATTTTTAAATGATGGATTATATGTTAGAACAACAATATTTGCTTTTAAAGTTGCTTTAATTAAATCTTCTAACCAACTAAAACTTTTTGTACTGTTCATGATTCTAGATGTTTCTCTCTTAATCATATCATTATTCCATTTAGGAATTCTTTGTAAAAAACATTGGAAATTCTTTAAAATATTTTCTGGTACAGATATTGATAAAACTTCACTATAAATGGATGTTAAACCTTCAAATATTAAAGGAGTTAATATATTTATTAATTGTGTTGTGTATTCTTGTTTTGTTTCAACTAAAAAATTAAGCATTATTATAATATTAGATATTTTTATATTAAATTTAACAAACTCTAATCAAATATTATTGTCCATGGTTAGATAAATAATTAAAATCATCTTTGGTTAAACAAACACAACCTCCATTTGCACCTCCATTACATGCTAGATTTGATGGAATAAATTTATCTAATGTTGAATCAGATATTGTGGGATTTCGTGTGTTAAAAGGAACTGGCCATTGAATGAATTTACAACATTGTTTAGAACATACATTTTGATCTATCTTTGGAATAGATGTATTTTGTTTTTCTTTTATTGATGCATCATTATCGATAAAAATAGGTGCTTGTAGTGAACTTGCATTTTGAATTAAGTTATTTACTTTATCATCGATTTGAAACCCTTCTTTTTTACTTTGATTCATAATATTTGGATATAAGTAGAAAAAAATAACAAGCCCAAATAATATTGATAAAATTAAAAATGAATCATCTGTATTAGCTTTAACTAGTTCGTATGACATATTATATAACTTTAGATATTTTTTTCTAATTTAATTTAATGGATATAATTAAAAAAATAGAAACTAATAAAAAAAATAAAAATAATGAAATTAATAAAATATTAAATATAAATATAAATTATACTATAACATTTGAAGATGATAAATTAATTTTATTAGACGATACAAGTAAAAAAATATTAGTAGCTGACTTTATTTTTTTTGGAATTTATCAAAATGATAAAAAATATTGGGTTTGGTCTAATTCTATCCCTGGTATTAATAAAAAACAAATTAAAATTATAAAAGATATTAAAAATAAATCATATTTATTTGAAAATGATAAGAATAAAAATATACAATTTATTTTCCAATTTCTAAATACTGATATTTTAGAAGTTATAGATAAGAGTAAATTAGAATTAATAAGTGACGTTTTATTATTAATAAGTGATGCTAAAGTAATATTAAATCCAATAAATAAATATGGTAATATACAATATATAGGTATAACAAATATATTAGAAAAATATAATTAAGAACCAGATTTTATAATTTTTGTAATTTTCTTTTTATCTTTTGAACATAATAATTTAAAATCAAATGTTTTATCAATCTTTAAACATAATTCAATTTCTTTAATAGATATATCTTTATTATATGAAGATAATAGTTCAATTATATAATTTTCTTTATTATTTAAAATTAAATAATTACATATTCTATTTAAAATTAATATTTCATAAATTGATTTATTTGGTATAATTTTTGATAAATTTGTTATATTTTTTCTATTTATATTTTTGAGGGATGTTTTATTTAAATCTGAAGAGAATTTAATTTTTTTAATATCAATATTATTATTTTTATTACTTTTATTAATCCAATAAGATGAATTTAAACATGTATAAAACCCATGTATATTTTGTAAATACCAATTTTGGTCTGTATAAATACTTGTTTCAATATTATCTCCTCTTGATATTGAATCTGAAATTTTAACTAAATTAAATAAAACATCATTCCAATTATCTGAACATTTATTTAAAACTTTTCTAATATAATTTTCATGAATCATTAATGGAAGTAATACTTTTTCACTTTCATATAATTTTAAAATAGTATCATAATCTAAATAATTATTTAATATTTTTCCAGTAGCATCAAATAGACCAATATCTATATTCTTCTCTCTAGACTTAGCAATAAAATCCAAAACGTATTCTTTTTTAATTTCTTTAAAATTATATGAGAATTCTTGTAATAAATTAATTAAACGTCTAATATCTTTTTGACAAAATTCAATTAATATATTAATAGCATCATCATTTTCTATTTTAATTTTTTCTTCACTGCAAATACTTTTAATCAATTTTAGAAAATCTAATTTAATTGGAGAATTAAATTGTATTTCATCACAATTTTTTTTTAAATCATTTAATAACTTGGAATGTTGATTATTTGAAATAAATATTAACGGAAAACATTTCTTTTTGTTGTTTTCTTTAAAAATGTCCATAATATATTTCTTTTCACTTGTTAAAGTAATATTTTCTGTTTCTTCGAATATTAGTACTAATTGTTTTTTATTATCATTTTTAAAATTTATTTTTGAATGAATCGAATTTCTATGATTGTAATAATCATTAAAGTCATCAAATATCCTATGGTCTTTTATTTCATTAGGATATATAATTCTTATTAAATAGTTTAGTTCTTCAAATATAAGTTTAACAGTTAAACTCTTACCAATGCCATGAATACCTGAAATAATTATTGCTTGATTTTTATTTGAGTTTAAATTAGTAATCCATTGTTTAATTTGTGTTATTTGTTCTTTGTGACCAATAACTTCATTAAGATATTTAGGTCTATATTTGTTAACCCACAATTTATTCATTAAATAAATTATATTATTTTCTTTTAAGTATAAATTATATAAAAATGTTTAAATTTTTATGAATATATAACTTACTTTTTTATTTTGAAAAGTTATAAGACAAAAATAAAAAAAAAAGAATTATAAAAAAAAATTTCTAATTTAAATTATATAATAATGAGTATGGATAATCTTGAATCTAGAAGTAATCAAAGAAATAAAGAAAATTCTATGTCCGTAGATGACGAAGTTCAAAAATTATTTAAAAAAAATGCAGGAAAAATTAATCAACAAGAATTTCAAAATTTAAGAAACAAATATGGTAATGAAGAACTTGTTGACAAAATTCAAAGAGCTTATATTGAAAAACACACTGAACTTAGTAAAAGAGCAAAGAAATTTGCAACTTTAATTAGAGAAAAATACAGCAACAGTCAATTTCCTTTCCATATTTTACTTGAAAAAGCTATCAAATATAAAAATAAACACGGTCTTACTGACGATGAATTTGTTGAATTTCAAAGAATATATGAAAATGAATTAGTAGGATTAAAATCACCTGAAGTTTACACTCCTAATACTAACATCATGAAAGTCCTTGGTAATGTAAATGTAAACTTACAAGGTTTCATGGGTAAACTTTCTGATAATGACTATAAAGTTCTTCAAGAAATTTTAAAACTTCATGCAACTAGCAAACCTTTACACTCACAAGTAGTTCTTCAATCTATGCAATATCAAGATTGTGGAATCGAAGCTTTAACAGGTGGTTATGATAGAAATATTCACAATGCTACTAACCATGTTCACCCAGTAATTGCCGCACTTTTCTTACCTAAAATTAATTTATTAGAAAATCACTTTTTACATTCTAATATTTCTAATATTGTTAAAACCAGATATAATAATGAAAATTTCAGTACAGTAGCAGATCTTGAATTATTTTATTCTTTAACAAGAGATCCTAACGATATTGTTTGTGATACTAAATCAACTTTATCTGATTTATATAATAGAGCTTTATTACAAAACCAACTTTGGAACGCTGTACTTTCTTTAAGAAATGGTCAATACTACAATAGTACTTTCAGAGATTTTATTAGCACTGTTGATATTTGCAGATTACATAAACACTATACCCCTGATTTAGTTTATTGTAGATATGATGGTACTATTATTAAAAGATTATTAGCTGCTTTCTCTTTTAGACCTACTGTTGTTGCCACTATGCCAGTTTACCAAATCTTTTCTACTAATCCTTACCAACAAAATATTAAACCTACTGTAACATATGTTCCTATGATTAACTTAAAATTAGGCGTTACCAATAACAATAATGATCCTGTTGAACTAAATGACGCTATTCAACAACAACAATATTTCTTAGAAAATGGTAACATTGTTCAAAAACATACATCTTTAATTTACTCAAGAGGTGTATTAATTTTCTTTGTTGATAGAAGAGCCAATATTATTAATACTAGTACAACAATGGACCCTGTTGCTATTTTAAATTTCCCAAGTGCAGTTTCTGGTTTTGAAAGACTTAATGATAGAGAAGTTCATGCTGAACCTGTTATTCGATTAAGATCTGATGAATATCAATTAAGATCTGTTGTTTTAAGTGAAGTTAATAAAAAAGTTGATCAAACCAATTTAATTGTTGGATCTTCAACTATTCTTGTATGCCCTCAAGAATATGGTGTTACTCAATATTTACAATATGATCCATATGGTGTTATTGATGCACAAGTAATTAATGGTACCGCTGCAAGAAATGCCCCTATTGTTCAAATTGATCCTGTTTCTACTACTAATCCTGATAACTTCCAAGACATGTCAAGAACCAGAGGTATCATTTTCATTTACCAATTAGTTAAAGATGAAACCAAAGGTCAAATCTCATTTTAAATTTTATAAACTTTTTATAAATTAATATTTATTTAATAAATAATTATTAATCTGTAAACAACTACATACTATTTATTTTAACCTCTAAAAAATTCTTTATTTGCAGTAGGTAAAGTTTTCATCTTACTTGTACTTTGAGGTAATGGTACAGGTGCTTGTCTTCTTTCTATATCTCGCAAATAACCTAATTTTTGTTCGAAATTTGTAATAACTACTGGACCTATTTCACCAACTGTCAAACAGTTTAATTCATTTATTTGTTCCTCTATTTTATAAGGTAGATTTCGAGAATATTCTAAATAAATATATCTCATTACAATTAATAATTTATCTTTGTCTTGAAAACCAATTCTATATAATTTATTCGATTTTTTCCAAACATATAATATTAATTGTTTGTTTATTAAATTTATATTTTCATCTGAAAAAAATAAACCTTCAATATCTGTTATTTCACTTTGTGTTGTTTTTGTCATATTTTTAATCATTTGATTTCTAATATTGACAACATCCGGATTTACATCTTGGAATAATATAAAGGGTGATTCTTGAAAAGTATTAGTTTTAATTATTGTATTTTGTTTGGTATTGTTATTATAATTAAATTGACTAAAATTACTGCTATTATTATTCATTAATTTATATAAGAAAATATTATTTAAACATTAATTACCAAAAATACTATTATGCATTGGGTGGAAAAATATCGTCCAAAGTGTTTGCAAGAAATAACAGCACAAGATAACGTTATTAATTCATTAAGAAATACTTTATTAAATAAAAATTTACCTCATTTAATCTTCTATGGCCCTTCTGGGAGTGGAAAAACATCAACTATACTTGCATTAGCTAAAGAAATATTTGGTCAAAAATTTTGGACAGATAGAATAATTGAATTAAATGCATCTGATGAAAGAGGAATTAATGTTGTTAGAGAAAAGATTAAAATGTATGCAAAAAAATCTATTAATCCAAATGATGATATACCACCATGGAAAATAATAATCTTAGATGAAGCTGATACAATGACATCTGACTCGCAATTTGCTCTGAGACGTATAATGGAAGAATATTCAAAAATTACAAGATTTTGTATAATATGTAATTATCATGATAAAATTATAGAACCAATTATATCAAGGTGTGCGTTATTTTGTTTTAAACCAATTAATAATGAAAAAATTATTGAAAAATTAAATACAATTAATGTTTTAGAAAATTGTAATTTAGATAAAAATTTAATAGATAAAATATCAATAATTGCAAGAGGGGATTTAAGAAAAGGTATTAATTTATTACAAAATTGTAATAATTCTTATGATAGTAAAACAAATGAAGATTTATTATATGAATTTTCAGGGTTTATACCTCAAAATAAATTTGAAAAATTATTCGAATTTATATTTAAAAAAGATATGGTTAATATTGATTTAATGATTAATGATTTATATATAAATGGTTATTCAATAGTTAATCAAATTATTATGTTTCATGATTATATAATTAAAAGTAAATTATCAAATGATCAAAAATCAAAGATAATTAGTAAAATCTCAGATGTAGATCAAAATTTAATAAAAGGATGCGATGAATATATTCAATTTACAAGATTAGTTTATTATATTGTTTCAGTTGTTTAAATCTTTGAAGGCTCTTCACAGATCATATAAATTAACTACTATAATTTATTGACATATAGATATTTTTATTACAATAATAAAATGCTAGTATGTGATAAAGTCCATCACCGTCTGTATCATATGTAATTTTTTCATTTTCAAAATCTTCACAAATTATTATTGTTTATTTCATTTACAATTGTTGATATCTTCAACAAATCAAATATTTTATTATTTTTATATGAATAACTATAATTTGACGCATTGTAAATTGAATTTGTTATTAATAATACCTTTTGATGTAAGCATTTATATCTTCGTCTGTAATTTCTTTAAACGGAATTCCAATATCATCAATTAATTTTATTATATTTATTTCAGTTAGTCTTTTGTCAATATCCATTTCAAATAATATTTAACTGCTGAAATTTTATAATCTTCGCTTTTAGGTGTTGTCATTACTATAATAAAAATAGAAAACACTTACTCATAATTTGTCCCATTTTCATATAATGATTGTTGACATTCATTACGGTGTCTTCTAACATCCTCTAAAACTCGTTCTTGTTCAAAAGTTTCTGATTGAATATTGTTTTAATATACTAATCTTAACAAACGAAATCTTAGAGGTTCTCTTTGACGTGCTTCTACTAATCTGAAACCCATCATATCTTCAATAAGATTGTGTATTTCATCTATTAATCTTAAACTTTTTTCTTCTAAATCTTTACTTGCATTTAATAGCTCTTTAATTTCATCGGTATTATCAGACAAACTCAAACAATAATTAATGCTTTCTAAATTATCGGTAATTATATTACTCTTAAAATCTTCTATAAGTTCATTAAATAGTCCAAGTATATTTCCATTTTCTCCGTAATAATAGATGTGTAAGAACCTTTCATATTTTTTTAAAACGTCTCTAATCGTTTTCATGTCTGCGTTAGTTCGATTACTATTTTTTATTTTTTGTTTATTTAGGAATATTAAAATAATATAATCTAATATAATCTAATCTAATATAATATAATGTTAAATAATATTTTATCAAAAATAACATTAAATAAACTAGGTGCTGAAATTGGTGGTCCATCTGCGACGGGGATTCTTTTATATCAAAAAGCATTATCTATTGATAATATTATTTTTTCCAAAAATACTACTTGGAGTAGTCATACTGATGAATATAATTATTATAAGAACAAAAAAGGCAAAGTTATAGTTAATGATGCTGTAAATATTTCACTTGCAAAAAATGAACATTATGATTTTGTTTTTTCTTCACACTCGCTAGAACATATAGCAAATCCATTAAAGGCAATAAATGAATGGTTAAGAATAATTAAAAATGGTGGTTATATAATTATTATTGTTCCAGAAAAATCTATGTGTTTTGACCATAAACGAAATTATTCAATGTTTTCAACATTATTGACACAATATGAAAAAAATGTAGGCGAAGAAGATTTATCCACACTTCCAGAAATATTATTAAATCATGATTTAAGTATGGACCTTGCTGCTGGTGATTTAGATGCATTTACAAAAAGAAGTTTAGATAATTTTAATAATAGATGTCTTCATCATTATGTTTATAATGACGAATTATTAATGAAAATTTGTAATTATTTTAATTGCGAATTTATATATAAAGAAACAAAAAACCTTGATAGATGGTTTATTATGAAAAAAAAAGGCGTAAAAAAAGAAACAAAAAACCTTTATAGATGGTTTATTATGAAAAATAGGCGTAAAATAAGTTAAAAATAAAAATCTATTTAAATTGTGTTATCTACTTATCAATTAAATTTTATACATATATATTTTACACAATTACCTCAATTATTATATGATCAAGCAACTAATGCAGGAAACTTTACATGGACAGGAATATGATTAATTCATTCTCAAATTATATTTTGTATTGCGAAGTTGTTACTTTTATTATCTTTATTTTATAAAAATTACATTAATATTTTATATTAACATTTGTTTTATTATACATATTATCATTTTCAAAATTTAATTATTTGGTTCGGTTTTTAAATAAAGCTTAATTTTAATATTTTTTATATAAAGATTATTATTCAATATAAAATAATGAATAATAATTTTTTACCATGGGTTGAAAAATATAGACCTTATAATATTTCTGAAATTATAAGTAATAATGAAAATATTAAAATTTTATCTTCAATGCTTTCAAATGGATCTTTACCACATTTATTATTCCATGGTACATCAGGTACTGGAAAAACATCGTTAATATTAGCATTAGCTAGAGAACTTTATGGAAATAATATAAATTTAATGGTTATGAAATTAGATGCATCTGATGATAGAGGCATTAATTCAGTTAGAGAAGAAATAAAAGGTTTTGCAGAAAGAAAAAATATGTTTAGTAGTGGTGTAAAATTAATTATTTTAGATGAAGCAGATTCAATGACATTTGATGCACAATTTGCATTAAGAAAAATTATTGAAAAATATTCAATAACTACAAGATTTTGTTTAATATGTAATTATGAAAATAAAATAATTCCAGCTATTAGATCAAGATGTGCAAATTTTCGTTTTAATCCAATATCAAATGATCAAATAGTAAATATATTAGAAAAAATTTGTATTAATGAAAAACTAAATTATAATACTGATACATTAAATATAATTGGAATATTATGTAATGGAGATTTGAGGAAAAGTATTAATTTATTACAATCAATTTCAATGAAATCAAAAACTATTTCAGAAATTAGTTGTTATGAATCAGCTGGTTTACCTTCAAGAAAAAATGTAAATATATTATTCGAATATCTAATTAATCCAAAATATGATTTTGATGAAACTAATATTATTGTTAATGAAATAGTAAAATCAAATGGATATTCATTAGGAATAATCTTGAAAGAATTAACAATTTTATTAATAAATAATAATAAATTTAATCAAAAGATTTTTGCAGAAATTTATACAAATATGTCAGATTTAGAAACAAAAGTATCTCAATCAACATTTGATGATATTTATGTATCTGCATTAATAAGTATTTTTAAAAAAATAATACCACGATTAAATATTATTTAATGTAACTTAAAAAATTGAATAATACTAATTATAATTAATATTTACATATTTAATGACTGAAATTTGTAAATATTATTACGATATTAATGAAATTATTAACAAAAATGAATGGCAAAATAATATAAGTCTTATTAATTGTATAGATAATGAAACATATTATAATGTGAATCTAAAGTTTAATGATGAACAAATAAATATAGTAACAGATTTTAAACAATATTGTAATATTCTAAATAATGAGCAATTATATAATTTAAATTTAGAAATGATATATTATGATAATTATGATGTATTAAATATTTTAAAAGGATTAGATACTTTTAAGAAAGTTGAAAAAGAAGAAATTCAATACAATGATGAATATAATTTTTTCCAAGAATTTAAATCTTTTAGTAAATATTATATTGATTATAATAATTTAAAATTAAAATCTAAAAAATTTTCTGATAATAAAGAAAATAGTAAAAAAATTAATGTTCCAAAAGATCTATTATTCAATGAACAACAAATATTTTCTATTTTAGTTAATGAAATTAATAAAATAAATAATGATAAAAGTTATAAACACTATATAGTACCATTTGAAGATAATATATATGATTTAAGAGCCAAAATATATTTTACAGATCCCACTTTAGAAAATATCCCATTAGAATTAAAATTTACAATTGATCCAAAACTTTATCCCTTTTATCCTCCTAAACTTGAGGTGATCTCACCAAAAGTTAAATTACCGTTATTGTTATCTTTAATGAATTTAAATATCTTAAAACTTGATAATTGGAATTATACAATTAGTTTTGAATGGTTAATTAATAATTTATATGAATTATTAAATCCTATTATTCATAATTATATTGATATGAACAATTTAAAAGTTGATGAATTAGAAGATATATTAATTAAATTATCATATTTGTCAAAAGAAAAGATTTTTAATGATTTAAATATTGACTTAAAAGTTAATAAAACTGTTATTAAAAACCAAAAAGATTCAAACACTCATTGGAAATCAGGAACAGGATATGGTTATGATAGAGCAATTAAATGGGATATTAAGAATTATATTTTAGAAAAAGAAAATCAAGAAAATGAATTTAAATTAGTATTAGATTCTATATCTAAATTTATTAATTCTGATAAAATAGATGTTATAAAAAGTTCATGTTTGTTAAAATATATATTAAGTTCTACATTAGATATAACATTACTATCTGTTGAAAATAATAAAATAATTATAGAGTCAGTTATGAAGATATTAGATCAATTATATGATTTTAAAAATAATCTACCAATAGAATTTATGATTAATATTGTAAATAATTTAAAAAATATAAATGATGATCTACAAATATTATTTACAAATAATGAAGATTCTATGATGAATTTTCTATATCAAACTATTCATAATAATTATAATAAATATAAGGATCATGTTAGTCAAAATAATAAAATAGAAAATATAATTACAACTGAAATTAATAAAATAAAAGAAGATGAATACGTAGAAGTTATGAAAAAAGAAGATGAATACATAGAAGTTATGAAAAAATTACAATTTGGAACTGCTGAAGTTTCTGATAAACATCTTTTTATTTCAGAAACTAAAAATAAATTAAGTTCAAAGGCATTAGTAAGAGTTATATCAGAACTATCATCTTTAAAAAACAGTTTACCTTTAAACTATGATTCAACTATTTGGATGAGAGTACCTAAAAAAGATATGAATATATTCACTTTTATGATTTCTGGACCTAAAGATACTCCTTATGAAAATGGACTATTCTTTTTTAATGGATGTTTTCCTCAACAATATCCTGACAGTGAACCAAAAGTTTTAATTCAAACAACTGGAATGGGATCTGTACGATTTAATCCAAATCTTTATGCGAATGGAAAAGTATGTCTTTCATTGCTAGGTACATGGTCAGGAGAACAAGGTGAAAAATGGAACAGTAAAACATCTAGTTTCTTACAAGTATTAGTTTCAATTCAATCATTAATTTTAGTCGAACAGCCATATTTTAATGAACCTGGATATGAAAGAAATATTGGAACTCCACAAGGAGAGAAAGCTAATTTTGAATATAATGAACCATTAAGATACCATACAATTCAATTAGCTATTATTGATCAGATTAATAATGGTCCTCCTGAATATAAAGAAATTATAGAAAATCATTTTAGAATTAAGAAAAATGATATTCTAAGTACTTGTAAAAAATGGAGTGATGAATCAATTAAATTTAAAACAAAAATGAATGATATTTATAAAGTATTAGAAGAAACATTAAATACACTCTAAAATTATATGTTTAAACTTTTTTCATTTAGAAAACCTAGTTTATATTGTAATTACCACAAATTATTATAATAATCAGTCTTTTTTTCATTTTCTAAATTTCTTAGATTTACCTCTAATCTGTAAATTTCTTTATATGCTGAAGATGGTATTAAAATTGGATTAGCATATATTAGTACACCACAAAATCCATAAAATACTGAATTTATATATAAATAATCTTCTTTTTTTTCACATTTATTATGATAATATTTGTAAGAGTTTATTCCACGGATAAATCCTAATCCACACCAACTACTAAAGCCTATCATTGATAATGATTTATTAATGTTCATTTATTTATCATATACAAATATGTATTTATATATTTAATATATATAAAATTATTGTACCTAAAACTGTTATAGTTAATATATTATTTGATAGATTGCTAATAAACTTATGTGATAAAATCTTAATATTTAAATTTTTATCTTGCACAAAAAATTTTCTTTATTAATTAAATATTGATTCATCATTTCTACAAGTTTTAACATAATCAAATATTATTTTATCACTAATTATGTCCTTATTACATGTATTAAAGGATGATACATAATTATTATCATATCAATTTGGATTAAAGTGAACATAATTTTTTACAACTTATAATGGTTTTGTTTCTAATAATCTTCAAGGGTGTAAAGGATAAACTAAATCATAATTTTATTGGTATTTTTTTAATATAATCACAAGATCCATTATTATT